AGGCGGTGCGGTTCTTCGAACTAGGGCTAACTCACACCAAGGGCAAGTGGGCGGGGCAGGCGTTCACACTCGAGCAGTGGCAGCGGGACTTCATCCGCACGCTGTTCGGCTGGAAGCGGCTGGACGGGTCGAGGCGGTATCGGACGGCTTTTGTGTTCGTCCCGCGGAAGAACGGCAAGACGCAGATATCAGCGGCCATCGCAGCCTATGTACTGCTGTGCGACGGGGAACCCGAGGCGGAGTGCTACGCGGCGGCCAGCAACCGAGACCAAGCGTCGCTGCTGTTCAACGCGGTGGCGTCGATGCTGAGGAAGAACGAGCAACTGGCCGGCAAGGTCAAGATACGCGACTCGACGAAGCGGATCATCTACAAGGACTCCTTCTTGCGGGCGATCCCGGCGAACGAAGGCGGCAGCCACGGGTTCAACTCGCACTTCGTCGTTGGCGACGAGCTGCACGCCTGGCCGAACCGAGACTTCTACGACGTGCTGCACACATCGACCGGAGCCAGGGAGCAACCGCTGGAGGTTTACATCACAACCGCCGGGTACGACCAGACGAGCATCTGCTACGAAACCTATGCGATGGCGAAGTCGATACGCGACGGCGTAACGGTAGACGATGCGTTCTTGCCGGTGGTGTACGAGGCGGAGAAAGAGGACGACTGGCAGGATCCGGCGACGTGGAAGAAGGCGAATCCGAACCTCGGCGTCAGCGTCTCGACGGAGTACATCGAGCGAGAGGCCAAGAAGGCATCGCAGAATCCGGCCTATGAGAACACCTTCCGCCGCTTGCATCTCAACCAGTGGACCTCACAAGACGAGCGGTGGTTGCCGATGCACCATTGGGACGCTTGCCCCGCAACGGCCGAGCCGATCGAAGCCCGGTCGCATGTGTGGTGCGGCCTGGACCTGTCGAGCACAACCGACTTTACGGCGTTCGTGACGGTCGCCAAGACAGCGGCGGGCTACAAGAGTTGGGGGCATTACTGGCTTCCGGCGGAGCGGGTCGAGACGCTCGAGCGGAAGCACAACATCCCGCTGACGAAGTGGATACGCGACGGATGGGTGAGCGTTTGTCCGGGGCGGACGATTGAATACGGGCCGGTGCTGAGTCACATCCTGACGGTGGATCGAGACTACATCCTCGAGGAAGTAGGCTATGACCCCTACAACGCCCACGCAATGCGGGTTGAGCTTGAGGACAACCACGGTCTGCGGCTGGTAGAGATTCGGCAAGGGATGCTGTCGCTGTCGGCTCCGTCGAAACAACTGCTGCGGCATGTGCTGGAGCACACGCTGGATCACAGCGGCGACCCGGTGCTGCGTTGGATGGCGGATAACGTGATGGTCAAGATCGACGAGAACGGGAACGTGCGGCCGGTGAAGTCATCGAAGGGCTCGGGCTACCGGCACATCGACGGGATCGCCGCGTTGGTGATGGCGTTGAGTTGCGCCGACAACGCTGGCGAATCCATCTACAACGAAGAAGGGGCGCTGTTCCTATGATCGAAACAAGCGTCTTAACCGTCGATTCGCAAGGCGTCTCCGACCCGATGGCGTCGGTCGTCAAGGACTACGGGCGTTCCGACTTCTTGTCGGAGTCGCGGTTCGACATTGGCGGGCCGGACCGGCTCACGTCGCTGAACGCGATCAAGCACGGCGCCGTATGGGCGGCGGTCAATATCATCTCGGGCGACGTGGGTCAGATTCCGTTTAACGTGATGCACCGCGAGCGCAACCAGTGGGTACGCGACGACCGGCACCCGGTAGCGAAGCTGCTGGGCTACAAGCCGAACGCCTGGCAGACGCCCTCGGTGTTTAAGGAGTGGGTGACGGCGACGCGGCTGATCTGGGGCAACGCGATCGCCTGGATTCGCCGCGACCGAATGCAGAAGCCGGTAGAGTTGGTGCCGGTTCCGCCGCAGTACGTTGACTACGACATCGACGAAGAGTCGGGACTTCCGTACTACAGGATCACCGCTCCGCTGCTGCGGATGCCGGCGTACCTCGAGCTAGACGAGGTGCTGCACTTCCGCGGCCTGACGAGCAACGGGTTCTGGGGATACCGGCTGGTTGAGGTGGCGTACGACGTTCTCTCGTTGGGCCGGAACGTGACCAAGCACGCCGCCGCGTCTTTTGAAAACGGCGCGGCTCCGGGTGGCGTGCTCGAGCATCCCGGCAAGCTACCGCTCGAGGCTCGGAAGGAGCTACGCGAAGCGTGGGACCAGCGGCACGGCGGGGCAGGGCGTGCGGGGCGTACGGCGGTGCTGTGGGAAGGAATGAAGTTCAACCCGATCACAGCCAGCAACGTCGATGCTCAGCTTCTCGAGGTGCTGGCCGAGGAAACCACGAAGGTCGCCCAACTGTTTCAGATCCCGCCGCACAAGCTCGGCGACCTGCGGCATTCGTCGGTGCGATCCAACCTCGAGGAAAGCAACCGGGAATACTACAGCCAAACGCTGTCGCGGTTCGTCTACGCGATGCGGGATGAGTTGGCGTTCAAGCTGCTTGCCAACCCCGAGACGTACACGATCAAGCCGGACCCCGAGGAACTGCTAAAGGGCGACAAGCTCTCGCAGTTGCAGGTGGCCCAGATCGCCTTGGCGTCGATGGTATGGACCCGCAACGAGGCCCGCGACTACATCGGCATGGGGCCGGTCCCTGACGGTGATGCGTTCGCCAACCCCAATACGACGGCATCGACGCCACCCCCCGCGCCACGGCGTGGCTCAGCGGCCCCGGCGGCAATGCTGGCCGAGTGCAAAGTCGCGGTTCGTGCTGAGACGGCGAAGCTCGCCAGGGCGGCCGAGACCAGCCGCAACTTTGTCGCGTACGCCGAGCGGTTCTACGCTTCGGCTTGGTCCGACTTGGTGGTGGACGTTGTGTCTGCCGGCACGGCTGAAGCAGCGAGAAAGTACGCCGAGCACTCGCACGCCGCAGTAATGGTGCTCGCTGAAAACGTCAAGACCGGAAAAGAGTTGGCCGAGTGCATTCGCCAGCGCGACGAGCCGGCGTACGCGGCAATGCTGTCATCAATCATTATGGAGGCTGCGGCGTGAGGATTCTACTTGCACAACCGCACAGCGGTATGATCGTTCCGGCGTCGGCCGATGCGGCGATGGCGGCCAATGAGGACTTAGACGCCGAGTTGATGATCTGTCGCGTCTCGTCGTCGCTGCTGGTCCACTCGTTTAATCAAGCGGTCGCGGTGGCTCAGGAGCGTGGCGTTGAATACTACGCCATGCTGCACGCCGACATTGCACCGGCTAGCGGCTGGCTCACTAAGCTACTGGCCGCAATGAACGACAACGACCTCGACGTGGTCCACGCACCGGTCGCGATCAAAGACTACCGCGGCCTAACGTCTACCGCGTTCGCCACGAGCGACGACGTGTGGAGTGAAACGCGGCGGATCACTGTGACCGAGCTACAGTCGCTGCCGGAGGTGTTTACTATCGCCGACGTAGCGGAGCATATCGATGAGTCCGCAACGATCCTGCTGCCCAATACGGGCGTGCTCTTGGTCCGCTGCGGCGAATGGTTCGCCGAGTGGGAAGGATTCCACATGCTCGACCGAGTGGCGACCGTGCACGGCAAGCGACGCTCGCAAGTCGTGTCGGAAGATTGGCTGTTTGGGTTCGACGCGGCGGCGATGGGGCTAAAGGTCGGCGCCTGCAAAATCCCGACGATCCACTACGGCTACTCTCAGTTCACGACGGCGAAGCCGTGGGGCAAGCCGACCGACGAGCAGTACAAAAACCCAGAACAGGAGGCGGCATGAAAACGATCGACATCTTCGGCGCCGTTGGTGACGCCTTCGAGGGGTTCACCGTGCAGCAAATGGCGGCCGAACTAGACGGCCACGAGGGGCCGTTGACGGTCCGCATCAACTCGCCGGGCGGCTTCGCGTCGGACGGGATCAGCATCTACAACATGCTAAAGCCGCACGCCCCAAGGATCGAGGTGCTGGGCCTGGCGGCCTCGGCGGCTTCGATTATTGCGATGGCGGGCGGCGAGATTCACGTCGCCGAAGCGGCACGGCTGATGATCCACAACGCCTGGTCGATCGCGGTCGGCAACAGCCGGCTGTTCACGAAGGCGGCGAGCATCCTGTCGCAACTCGACGACGAGCTGGTCGGCGTGTACGCGAGCCGCAGCGGGCAGAGCCGACAGCAGATCGCCGAGTGGATGGATAGCGACACCTACTTCACCGGGCCGGAAGCGGTGGCGGCGGGCCTGGCGACCAGCTACGGCGGCGACGCCGAGGACGACCCGGAGGAAACGGCCGAGGTGCTGGCGGTGTTGGGGTCGCGTGAATACGCCGGCGCCGACCGTGCAGCGGTGGCGAGGCGTCAACAGCAAGTGGCTCGCAACACGGTCCGCCTGTTGCGTGCAAACGGATTGTGTTTGACAAACGGTTGCAAGTAACGTAGATTTGCAGCAGAGAACAACGCGGGCTGCGGCCCGCCTTAACCGACAAGCTCTTGTGCTCGCATACGACGGCACGGCTCGTCAGACGTGGTTTTTCCAACCTCGTCGGCGAATCGCGCCGTTTTTTCGTTTCGTAGTTCGCCGACCCACACAAAGGGAACGCGAACATGGGCGAACGATTCAAGACGGCGGCCGAACTGCTGGCCGAGAAGTGCGAGCTGCTGGACCGGGCCGAGGCCCTGTCGCAGTTGATCGAGGACGAGAACCGCGAGTTTACGGCCGACGAGAAGGCCGAGTTTGACAGCATCACTGGCGAGCAGCTGACGGCCAAGGACGAAGAGCACAAGGCTCGCGTCGCTTACGAGGCCAAGCGTAACGCTCTGCGTGACGCCCGTGCTCAGGCCAACAGCCAGACCCCGAGTTGGGCCGGCGGCCCGCTCAAGGAACAGGCCGACGCCCCCCGCGTCGAACTGAAGGGCCAGAAGTCGAAGCACTTCGCCGACCCCCGCGACGCCTACCTGGCGGGCCAGTGGTTCAAGGCTCGGATGTTCAACGACGCCGCAGCTGTCAGCGAGATGAACCGCCTCGGCTGGGCCGAGTACGCCTCGCAAGGCATCGGCCAAGGCTCGACGGGCGGCTACTTGGTGCCGCAGCCGATCGTGACCGAGATCATCAAGAACCGCGACAACGTGGGCATCGCCGCCCAGGTCGCGAACATCGTGCAGATGACCAGCGACACACTGACCCTGCCCGAAGAGACCACGCGGCCGACCGTCTACTACCCGGCCGAGAGTGTGGCGATCACTGCCAGCGAAGGCGCCCTGAAGACGCACAAGCTGGTGGTGAGCAAGCGGGCCGCGGTGGTCTATGTGACCCGCGAGCTGATGGCCGACGCGGCAATCTCGGCGGCCGACTGGGTGGTTGATCAGTTGTCCTACGAGTTCGCCTACGCGATGGACAACGAGCTACTGAACGGCAACGGAACCAGCACGTTCGGCGGCGAAGTGGGGCTCATCTCCGCGATGGGCACAGCGGGCCGTATCGAGTCCAATGCAAACGAAGACCTTGTCAGCGAACTGGACCTCGACGAGTGGGAGCGGACGGTCGCCAAGCTGCCCGGCAAGTTCCACAACTACGGTCCTAAGTGGATCATGAACCGTGCGACGTTCTTCGGATCGTGCTTGGTGCTCGGCAACGCTGCCGGCGGCAACACGATCTCGATGCTTCAAGGCGGCCTGACCGGCTTGCAGTGGATGGGCTACCCGGTGGTTCTGTCGGACCTGATGCCGACCCCGGCGGCCTCGACGACGGCGGCCCTGTTTGGGGCCTTCGATCGTGCGGTGACGATCGGCGACCGCGGCGACATGCGGCTCGAGACCGACGCCTCGGTGCGGTTCTTGAATGACGAGGTGGCGATCAAGATGACGCACCGTTACGACATCCTGGTTCACAACCCCGGCGACGCTACGAACGCCGGCGCATACGTCGCCTTGCGTACCGTCGCGGCCTGATAACTAACCAGCACAACCCCGGCCCGTGCTCTTGCGGGCCGGGGTTATCA